TTAAATACCCCTATTTCTCATTCTATCCCAAGTCTTGTGCCCTGGCAGATAATGTAGCAGGCTCCTGTAAGGCTCCTCTAGCTTCACAGCCTGGCTTAGCACCCCCCTATACTCTACTAGGAGCTGGTGCCAGTGCTTGCCTGGGCAGAATATGACTTTCCTGCCTCTGCGGAGCCTTCTTACGACTTCGAGCTCCGCCAGGCGTCTTATCGCCCTCTCGACCGTGTGCCACTCTGGGCGCTCGTGCTTGGGGAGGGCGTAATGTATCCAGCTCCTTAGCCCCTGGTAGGTGAAGCACCTTGAGGTCCTGCCTTCCCTGTAGACGTAGCGGTAGATCAGTATGAGTGTTCGGCGCTCGCTGGGTGCTAGGCTGTTAAGCGTCAGCATGCTCGGCCCGCCTCTCCAGGAGCATCGAGTAGAAGCTGGATGTCTGGCTCATAACGCCAGCGATGAAGGCGGCATACATGGCCTTGCACGGGTTGCCCCTAAGACGGCTCCATATTTCAGCAAGGACCAAGTCCCATCTCCCGTGTTTCGCAGCTAGATCAACTATACCGTCCATTATCTCCACGGCCTCGCTAATGGTCAGCCCCATTCTCTCGTGCAACCTGGGCTTCTCGTATGGTAAGCAATACATCATCAAGAATCAACCCCTAGACTCCAGCTCTACCCTTAGCTTCCCGTTGCCGTCCAGCCTCTGCTTGGCCGCATCTAGAAGCTCTCTGGCCTTCTCCTCGGCCAGTTCTTTCAACACAGCCCGAGTGAGCTCCCTTTCGAGCCCCAGCCTCGCATCTTCCAGGATTTTTCTTGCCTCTCTCAGCCTCTCAGCGGCTTCCGAGCGCTTCTCCCTGTCCACCGCCATGATCGAGGCATAGCCAGAGTAGCAGGCGTCGCTGCCTGGGCATAATCTCTTCTCGATCTCGATCAAGACGTTTATGTAATGCTCAATCAGGGCCACGGCCTCAGCAACTACCCAAGACCTAGCCACCCTCCCTCACCCCGTTATTATTGCGCCTATCTTTTCCAGCACCTGCTCGCCCGCCTTGGTCAGGTAGTACTTGCCCTGCCCGTTCTTGTCGACAAGGTTCAGCGCGAGTAGCTTCTGCATGAGCCCGTGTGCGCTGCTGGGTGGTATGCCCAGCGAGTCGCTTATCTCCTTCAGGCTGGCCCCCTGGGGCTTCTCCCTCAAAAAACGCAGAGCCCTAAGCTCTCGGACGGAAAGCCTGTCCAGCCAGTTCACACTCGACACCTCACAGACCAATTCCTAATTTGGAATTTGGAAATATTTAAGTGTTTACCATTTGGAATTCCAGTTTCCATTTTTAAACTTCCAGATTTGGAATTAAGAACGGGTTTCTACGGTGGCGCTCAGAAAACCCATAGTAAGCCCCACCACAGCATCTATACTAATACTACTACTACAGAGGGCCCAAGCCTCAAGCGTCGAGCTGGCCGTCGAGCTGGGCGTCTACCCCAGCCAGGTCAACGCCTATCTGCATTATTACAGGAAGCAGGGTATAGTCGAGAAGAGCGGCGATGTCTGGCGGCTCACAGAAGATGGTTTAAAATATGTGCAGGAGCGCTATGATTATTTAACTAATGTGGCTTCGGCTTTCGGAATAAAAATTAATAAAGATGAATCAAGAAGAATAAATCTTTATTCCGAAATTAGAAAGGTCGCTGTTGAGTGGCTCAACGGCCACGAGGATTGCCTGTTTATCGTCGACTTCCTGGCTTTCCTATATTTCGAGAGGGGTAAGACGTACTTCGAGGCTGGACGGGGGCTGGCCGACAGCCTGGCAGAGGCCCTGGAAGAGTATAGTAGTGGTGGTTATGTCAGCCCCTTCCGCGTCCAGGAGTGTCTCGCAGAGCTGTCCCAGAGGGGCGTCGTCTACATCTGGCGGGGGCGGAAGGTCAGGCTGGCCAAGCAGCTTATAGAGGCCGCCCGAAGACAAGCTCCCGCAGCTCCCGCAGCCTCTCGACCACCTGGACGCCCTTATCCGTCAGGCGGACGCATTTAACCCTTACACCCTTCTCCTCGCTAAAACAAACCGTCTCCTCTATGAGCCCTAGCCTCTTAAGGTGCTCCACGTTCTGGTAGAACGAGCCCGACCCAGCGAAATCTATAATCTTATGCTGGGGGAGCTCCCTAGCGTTATACCTTATAAACGTTAATAGAAACTTCTCGACGCCGCCGCGCTTAAACAACAGCTCCAAGGCCTCTCTACCAAGGCTTAGTTTTGCCTGTGTAATTCTTATATGATAATTCGGTATACCGAATCAAGAAGGGTTGGGATCCTTGGCTAGGGCTGGCCCAATAATAATTATTTCCTTAGGGGGGTTTGCATCACTAGTGGTGTTATTCTCAAGGGTGGATCGCGAGATTGCAGCGTGGCTAGGGCTAGGTGTCATTCTCACCATGATCCTTGCGGTGCTCCTTGGTGGGCATGTTGTGTTTAGACGCTAAGTATAAGCCCGTTATTAACCCGATGAGCCATGCAAGGAACCCCCCGACAAAATATGTTAACTATGTCGACGCATTCCTCTATCAACCCTGTACACCCATCACTTCCCGAATGTTGGCTCCTCGGCTAAGAGCTCTTCCAGCTCCGCCTCGTACAGTTCTATAGCCTCTAACGCCCTCTTACGGGCCTCTGGCCATCCCGCCAGCCTCATGTTCATCTCTCTCTTGAGCTTAACCAAGAGCCGCAGGATGGCCTCACGCTCGCAGCCAGACATCACCAGCCACCACTCTAATACAAAACGTGGGGTGGGGGCGGGGAGGGAGGCGCCCGAAATAGAGCGGAGGGCCAGGGAGAAATTGGGGCTTAGGGGTGGGGTTCGTTAGAGGCCTGAGGCTACAGCGCTGAATATGATGAAGGCGAACGCTAGGCTTACCGCCAAGTACCCGTATATTATTGCTAGGGCTATGGCAGCCCTTCTCAGGCGTCTCCCTGGGGGGGCTATGGCTACCCACAGGGCGGCCGCGGCCATCGCTACGGCTGCCGCCGCCTGGCCCGTCGCCCCGCTCCCAGTCGCGAGCGCTATTGGGAGCCCGAGCAGGGTTAGGGGTGCTCTCACGGCATCCCCGCCTAGAGCCATGCCCAGCAGCGTGAGCGGCATGTATAGTGCTGTGAGGAAGAGGAGGGCTGGGACGGCCCTTTCCAAGCGTGGCCACCAAAAAATCTGGGGGGTTTAGGGCGTTAATTAAGGGCTACAGCTAGGAGGGCTGGAGGGAGATGCTCTCGATCACGCCATAGGCTTTAACGAAGACTCCAGAGACCTGTAACAGCGAGGCGTCGGCCAGAGCCTTCAGACCTACCTCGACATAGTAGTCGCCAGCACCTAGCTGGAGGTTGTTCAGCTCGAAGGACAGGGTTTTCACCCCCTCCATACCAGGGGGTAGATCCTTCTCGATAGTTACTACAGTATCCTCTACATGCTTTATCAAGTTGCCGCTGGGATCGTAGAGCTTCACAACGGCTATCACGTAACCCGTGTTTCCATAGCTGTCAACACCGTAGTAGTACACCATCATCAGGATCCTGAGAGTGTAGCTGCCGCTGGCTGGTGCATTGAGCCTAACCTTGCTGTAGGCATATGCCCATGCATCCTCGTATATATCGCTAAAAGCAGCTACCCTCAGCAGCCAGCCGTCTCCCGAGACACCATAGTCTGCATAATAGCTTGTTAGACTGAGGAAGCCAGTGCTGTCTCCTCCAGTCTCGACAAGCTCCCCGCTCCAGAGCGCCTTCGGCTCCTGCAGAGGGTCTAGGGGAGACCTCCCGAGCCTCTGAGCCAGGTCCAGGTACAACTTGAGGGCCTGCACCGCCAGGATGGTGCTCTCGCTGTTCACTACGGCAAAGGGCCACTCGCTGGGCATGGGTCTCAATGCTTCTCCCACATCATAACCTAGAGTTGCCAGGACTCCAGTTACAGAGTCGAGGCCGCTTGTAAAAGTGTCCAGGATACCCCAGGCGCTAGGTTTTGAGACGAGGCTGCCTATATCATAGGCGGCGGGCCACCATCCCCTGAATAGGGCTAGCCTCACAGGGCCCCAGGGTGTGTCGTGCTCATAATCCCACTGTAGTCTGACAAGGATGCCAGCCAGCCTATCGGCCATATAAAGTATGTCGTTGCCAGCCACCCACCTATCACCAGTCGTGTCATAGTACTTTACCAAGGCTGCCAGCAGAGTCGCATTGAGATATACTGGATAACCCTTGTAGCTCCAGCTAAGCCCGTAAACATTGGCCTTCTTGAGCCCGTACCCATCCCATCCGCCCTCTATAATTGCCTCTGCGATTAGCTGCTCCGCTTCGCTCTGAGCACTGGCGCCATACTTGTCAAGGAGATGCATAGCTCTAAGTAGCTTATGTAGGGGGAACTCCTTCCACCCAGAGATAGCCTCGTTGAAAAGGCCGAGGGAGTCGAGAATGTAGATCCTGCTCTTGTAAGGATAGTTAACCAAGTAGTCGCCCACCTGCCAGGGGTGCCCTTCATAGCCGTTCCAGGAGAGCCAGGTGCTGTACCTGTAGTCGAAGAAGCTGTCTGGATACGTTTTACTCCTGCCAAAGAGCGGCGCATACACGTCGTAGTTAAAGTCTACAACATTGTCCCAAAGCTCCTTCATCTTACGTGGATAGTAGCTGTAGCCCTCGTCCTCCAGCAGCCAAGCCGCTATTATGGTGCTGTGCCTGAGGACGTATCTCGCACTGTGGAACTTGTAGTCGTTCCCCTCATAGATTGTTTTGGTGGTGCTCCAGCCCTGTGTAACGCCGTAGTACCAGTACGATCCTCTGGTGCCTAGCGCTAGGTCGAACTGGTATTCAGATTCGTCGACGTATACTAGTAGCTCGTCAGTATTGTAATCAACGTTAGTGAGCGATGCATAAATCACTATGTCATAGTCGCTGTCGCTGTCGACATTGAAGTAGTATCGCCACGCTACCATATTGTTTGTGACGCCAACCAGCTCCGTCTTGTAATATTTGTCGCCAGGATCTAGGAAGCTACCTGGAACATAGAGTTCGCCGTTGTACTTAACCATGATTGTCGGGCTGGGGTAATCTGGCATTACGTAGTAGGTGCTACCGTTAACGTCTACGGGCCTGATGGCATCGAGAACTGCCTGGACACCCAGGTCTATCGCATTCTGCACGTCAGTCAGCGTCAGCCCGCTGGCCTTCACTGGTACAGCATAGAGTATCGCCTGCGCTAACAGGAGAGCGACCAGAGCTAGAGACGCCACCCTCAAGGCGCATCGGTGTTTAAAATATCAAGGATAATGTCTAGTCTATCACTAATTCATGGCCGCTCTAGGCTACTCTAAACAGCTTCCATCGCCTTAAATCCGTCTGGCCAGAGCTACAGCTCTCGCCAGGGCGATTGCAGCCGCCAGGGCCCCTCCAGCCGCTGCAGCCGCCTCGGGCAGACCCCAGTACTGACCCCTTGCCTTAGCCTCTGCAATGTACTGCTTGGTAGAGTTGTACAGGTAGTAAGGGTCCTTTATGGCTGGGTCGTTAGCTGGCTCTATGAAAGTGTTCTCATGGTACTCGTTCCAGCTAGTTATGGCTATCAATCTCACTCTGTCAAGGTTGCGGAGCACCCATTCCCACTGCCTCTCGTACCAGCCCTGGGATAGGTCGTAGTCTATAGAGAGGCCAGGGCTCCTGAAGTGGTCATCCCTATAACGTGGGGTGAGGACAACATAGCCGTCCCTCCTCACCCTCAGCTCCCCGCTCAACGCATTGTCGTAGTCTGGCCAGTAGTCCCAATCCTGGTAGCCTGCACTGTCAATGTCATTACCTACTATCCTGATTGCGTAGCCAGGGAAGTCGGGCCTCGGGTCGTATGCCAAGCCTATAGGGTTGAACGCCAGCACCAGGGGCTTGCCGTCCAGCCTGAGATATGCTCCTGGGTAGCGGTCGATGAAATTTTGCTTTATATAAGCTAGGGTCTGCTCCCAGAACGCCCTGTCATACCTCGAGGGGTCGTTGCCGAGATAGGGCTCAACGAATATGGCGGCCTTGAGTCCGTAGAGCTGCGCCCTCCAGAACACCCTCCTAGCCGCCTCGTCCTCGAAGCCCCCTGGCCCCCACCACGATATGAAGAGGCAGTCTATGCCAGCCTCCCGCATCCTCTGGAGCTGCCAGTCGATAACCCTAACGTCCCTGCTGTCGTAGAGGCCGATAACAGGCACTGCAAGAACAGTGCTGTCCCAGTGCCTCCCATCACCGCTGTACCATGGGTAGAAGTAGACGCAGACTATAGGCTGGCTAGAGGAGTATACCGTGATGGGGGCTGTAGATAGTGCTAGCAGGAAAAAAGAGTAGTGCTGCTTCTCTTCTCACGGCTACCTCCCCAGCTTGCCTACAATACCCACCATCCTGTCGAGAATCTTTATGACGACACCGAAAACAGCAACAACAACCAGCAGCGGCATCACGGCGGCTACAGCCTCTGTTATAGCGCTGGGGTCGTACATGGCGCTATAATCTGGCTCCGTCGACAATGTTATACTGCCAGCGGTGAAAGCCTGGGTGGTGCCGTCAGGCGTGTGGGCCCATATGTCGGCTAGGCTAGGCGCATTTATGTTGGCTAGCTCGTACAGCAGGTTTCCAGCGTCGTCGTAGATCTGAAGCTTGTCCTGGCGGTACTTTATTGTAAGCCCTGCTAGCTGGCTCCAGTCCCCCAGAACTACGTCAGTCGTGACGCCTAGCGCAGGGGCCTGTAGCACTATGCTCCCGCTGGTCTTGAAGAATAGAATCAGCACCTCATTAGCGGCTGAGTCCCTGAAGCTTAGTGCCAGGTTGTCGGTTGCTGGGGCGTTTGTAGTGGAGTCTATGTTAACCTGCAGCCCGCTCCAGGCGACGGTTATCAGTGCTGGAGGGTCTACTGGGAAGCTGTATGTCTGGTTGACTACTGTAGCGTCTATGGTTACGCTGGCCGCTGCCAGGGCTGGCGCTGCTGGCGCCACCAGCAGTGCTATAGCTATTGCAAAAGCGACTAGTGGGAGCTTCATGGTAACCCCCTCTAGCGCGGTTTATGTGAAGCTCCTGAACACCCTCTCTATCACGTCGAAGATCTTCATTAGGAATATCAGGGGTATCAGCAGGGCGAAGAGGCTCATTATTATCGGTAGCATCTGGTTTATTATGCTTGTCATGTCTGTAGTCGTGGTCTGGCCGAGCACTGCAAGGGCTAGGGCTACGCCCGCCAGGGCCCTTGCCTTGAAGCCTGTGGCCGCGTGTTTGATGCTCTCTCTAAGGCCTGCCAGGGCCCTCCTTAGCCTACCTATCAAGGCTACCGCCTCTATGTAGACCTGTTATGACTTCGAAATTGTTTAGAGCTCCTCTTTTACAATAGATTAAGGTGGGTGCCCCCGCTACATGGCGGCTCTCAGTCCTCCAAAGAGGGTGACCTTGGCGTTCGTTCACAGGGAGACTGGCAGTGTGCATAAGAAGAGGCAGTTCGAGTTCCGCAACGAGCATAGGGCCCTGATAAAGATGTGGGCCTGGGTGTTGAGCTACATGGAGGAGTACCCTCCGAAGTCCTACCGCCTAGTAGCATACATACATGAGGGCCCCTACCCCGAGTTCATAGCCAGAAAGCTCAGGGAGTGGAATATACGGGTTATAGAGCCCAGCGGAAAGGGTATAGAGGTGTACAAGTAGTGGTGTGGTACCAGGACCCAGTGCAGGTCGTGCTGGTGACGTTCGTAGCCGCTGGTATGGCGTACCTAGGCTACAGGCTCGTTAAGCTTATACTCGACTCCTTCTAACGATCATAGTCCTTGCCAGTCTAGATACTCTACCTCTAGGCAGCCTCCACTCCCTCAGCACGTACTCGACCAGGAAATCGGTGGCCTCGACTATCATCCTAGGCGCCCTATGCCTCCTTGCCAGGAGCTTTAGGAAGTTGAGCCTCCTAACAGCTAGCTCTTTCGTCATCTTAATTCTCTTACAGCTCCTGTTCTCGTAGGTGTACCCCCTCCTAAGGTCTCTTAGTATTAGCTTTGCTATTGCAGCGGCCTCGGCTAGAGTATCTATGCCAGGCCGCCTAGCCCTCCTAACATACACACCCTCCTTGCGGGCGTAGCAACTCTTAGGCCCCTGATAGACTGGCATACTCCCACCCCTAGGGTGCTATGAGCTCGTCTAGATGCTCCAGCTCGTATCTTGCTACATCGTCTAGCTCTTTCACAACCATCCTCTCCCACTCGCTCCCCTCATACATCCTCCTCACGTGCTCCCACCTCGCCATATCCTCCCTCGCAATCTCCTCCAACGTCTTGCCCAGGGCTTCCTTAACCAGGCTCTTGGCATAGTAGTAGCCTAGAGACCAGTCTATGAGCTCCTTCCAGTCGTACTGATACGGGTCCACCCCCTTCTCCCTAGCCCTGTCGTGTATAGCCTTTGCTAGTGCTAGAGCCGTGATGTAAGTCCAGACCCTATCCTTTCCTCGTTTGTAGCGTTTGGGTATCCAATCCCAGACATCCTCGGCTAGCCTTCTAATGGCAGGGCTCCTAACCCATGTCCGTCTAGCCCTCTTGACAGCCTGGGCCAGAGTCTTGGCCGCTATCGCCCTGGCTAGGGCCCTCCTGGCATCCCTACTCTTAAGACCCGACTTTCTGGCTAGGCGGGCCGCTCCCTTGACAGCCCCCTGCTTAACCCCGTTTTTGAGCCTCCTAACGGTCTTAGCCAGGTCGTGGGTGTGCCTCCAGGCCCCCCTGCCTACCCTCTTGCCGCGTCTTTTGTCGAGGTGGGGTGTGTGCTTTGAGATGTGATTCCTGGAGCGGGCGTAGTAGTAGCCTGGGCCAGTCCAAGCCTTCTCGCAGGCCCTCCTGCTGTAGCCCCTCTCCTCGCACCATTTGAGTAGCTGCTTCTTGGTGTTGAACTTGTAGAGCTTGGTGACCAAGGCCGCCCCCAGGCTGTATTGGGGTCTCTATGCTGGTGGTGTTTCTAACGTTTTCAAGGCGGCTCTAGAAGACTATGTCTATCAGCGTCTTTATCAGCTCAACGGCTTTTGCCGCCAGGCTGGCGCTCGCCTCGAGGGCTGCCTTGGCTATGCCGAAGAGCCCCATAAGTATCCTGTAGTTCCTGTAGAAGAAGTCCACAACAGGCTCGACGCTAGTTTCCTCGACAGTCCTGAATATGCTAGACAGCAGCCACAGGCTCCATAGGACACCAGCATACGGCAGGAATACTAGCGTCCCCTGGACGGCCAGGGGGGCTACCGTCATTATCACGTTTACCAGCGTTCTTACGCCCCCCCAGCCCTTTATATACGTCTCGGTGCGGGGCTCGCTAACCTTTTCATATGCTGTACCCCACTCCGTCCAGACTATCCTGACATGCCAGGGCGTGTATGTTAGCTCGCTGACGACAATCTCATACGTCCCAGGGCCCTGGAAAGTCAGGAACGCATCCCTGGAGACCTTATCGAGAACACCGTCACCGTTAGTATCCGCTGCTATATGGGCGTAGAACTCTGTGCCAAGCTGGAGGCCGTCCAGGTAGAACTTCACCCTCACCCCACTCTCCTGAGGCTCAACCGACAGGACCTTAAGCTCTACGAGGCTGCTACAGTCTATCTGGTCGGCCATGATCTGGAACACGGGGTCTGGATAGCTCCCTGGGTCGTAGGGCTCCCAGCTGCCGTCGCCGTTGGAGTCCCATATCCTGACCATCTTCAGGTTGGGCACCGTATCCTCGCCAGTTATCTTGATCGAATAGTATTCGTCCAGGCTGGGTGTGCCATTAGGCTTGGAGACTATCATTAGGGCGTAGTACTTGTCCGCCGCCAGGCTCTGGCTCAGGCTTATTATGACAGCCTCGTCGTAGGTCGGTATATACTCGGCCTGGTGCAGCAGGTTGTAGGGTATACCGTCGAAGGTGCCAGCAGCCACTGGATCCTGGCTGTACTCCCTCAGCTCCACCTGGATGGCCCACCCGTCGTCGTCATACGCCTTGAAGACTATCTGCACGTTCCCAGCGAAGCTGCAGCCCCACCAAAGTATAGCCATAGCCTTGTGGAGCTTGTAGTAGCTGCCTGGCGGCTCTCCAGGCCCCCAGGCTGAGAGTGCCCTTGCATCGGTAGCTAGCCCTGGGAGCAGGAGTAGGAGCAGCAGCCCCGCCAGGAAGCCCCGACTCACCATGATTCCGTAACCATCATTTCAATTACCCAATCAACTATTGTCTCGGTAGCGGAGTCATGGCTGCTTATGGCCTCCCAAGTGTGGACGAGCTGGCTGTAATCGCTCTGCTCCTCTCAATAGGGCTCCTAGCTGTGATAATGGGGGCAATTATAGGGGAGAGCCTGGCCAGGGCATCTGGTGTAGGGGGGAGGAGGCCTAGGCCAGCAGTTCTCCTTGTAAAGTCGCCGCTAGAGGTCGAGCTGAAGGATAGGGTTATCGAGACTACGAGAGGCGACCTGATAGTCAGGGACGGCAAGGAGCTACTGGTATACAGGAAGCCAGAGGGGGTTAAGCCTGTCGAGGTCAGGCTTGGTAGGAAGACTGTGAAGGCGTACCTAGTTGACTCCAAGAGGGAGGTGTTCTACACGATACCAGAGAAGGTTGAGGCTCGCGTTGGGGATGGGAGCGTTAAGCTCCACCCTGCTATGGTGGACCCAAAGACGCTGGCCGAGTACATAGCCAGCAAGAGCCTGGAGAAGCTACTAAAGCCGATGAGGGTTGGCAGCCTCGAGGCTGTGCTCTACATGGCTCTAGGCGGCCTTATGGTGCTGCTCATGATATTCTTCGTCCTCCCAATGCTAGGCTACCAGGTCAGCATAGGCGGGGGTGGCGTGTTTGGCTAGTAGAAGGAAGGGCGAGGGTCGGGAGGAGGCTCTGCCGCTGGTAGACCCCTTCGAGGAGGATATAGACTGGGAAGCTGCTGCGGAAGACGAGGTAACTGGGGCCCACAAGATTGCTATACAGCTTCTAGCGGCCCCGAAGGGTAGGGCTAAGCTCACCCTCTCAGACCTCTCTGGAGGCGAGGTAAGGGCTATAGCAACTCTCAGGTCGATAGCCCAGGTGATACCAGATCCTGTTATGCTGGCGTACATAGACAACTACCTTTTGCTCAAGAGGAGCCAGAAGCGGCAGGGCGTCAAGGAGATCCTGGCCATAGTCGGGGCTAAGGGGCTGCGCGTACTGCAGGCGATACGCCTAGGCAGAACCAGGACAGTAAGGGAGGAGGAGTTCTAGTCTGGAGGTGGATTAGATGGGGGGTACCCCCGCCCTAGAAGAGTCCAAGGTCAAGGGCAACCTAGCGAGGCTACTGTGGAAGGAGATGAAGGAGCAGGACAGTAGCAGCGTGGTAGTGGCATTCGGGAGGACGGGAGCGGGTAAGAGCCAGTACGCCATGAAGGTCTCACACCAGTTCTACGGGGATTGGAGGGAGGTGCTCAGGCGGCTCGTGTTCACTCCCTTCGACTTCCAGAGGGCCATAGAAGAGCTTGATGCCCGTGATGAATGGATACCTGTCTTGGTATGGGATGATGCGGGGCCCTGGCTGGAGCTTTTGAAGCGTAACAGCTGGCACCCCCTGGCTATCGGGGTTAGGGGGGCTTTCGAGACCGCCAGGGTCAGGGTGGGGGCTATACTCCTGACTATGACCACGGACAGGAGCCTCCCTAGGAGCATAGCATACGACGGGTACCTCTACAAGTTCAGGGCCAAGCTCGTCAAGTGGGGCAGCCAGGGGGACGGGAAGCCAAAGAGCGTGGCTAGGATCCAGGTGAGGAGGGAGCGGGAGAGCGAGTGGGGCAAGTTCTACTGGGAGGAGGCCTATAGGGACTGGGTAACCCTGAACGTGCCAGTCTACGGGGAGTACCTGGAGCTGAGGAAGAGGTTCCTCAGGCTCTACAACAAGCTGATAAGGGAGGCCCCCAGGCTGGGGCCCAGGCAGGCCCTAGAGTTCATAGCGCGGGAGTGGGAGAGGATGAGGAGTGGAGGCGAGGGCTAGGCTCGCCTGGCTGCTATGGCTGCTACTGCTGCAGGCCCTGGACGCTGCTACAACGGTTCTAGCCGTCAGGGCTGGGGCAGTCGAGCTTAACCCCCTGGTTAGGCTGTTGCTTGAGAGCCCTTGGGCGCTGCTTACTGCTAAGCTGCTAGCAGGGTGGGCTGTCTGGCTACTTGCTGGAGGCTCTAGGGCTGCTATGCTCCTAGTCTCGGCCCTCTACATTCAAGCGGTAGCAGCTAACACGCTCAGCCTGCTTAAATCATGGGTAGTTTTAAGCAGCATGTTTTAAGCAAATGGAGATGCATGTGGGGTGAACCCCTCTTGTATGGAGCTGGAGACTCGACTGTAACATTGGTGCCTAAACCCTTGTACGTGTACGTCCACACCGTCAAGAGCAAGGGCAGGATATACCAGTACCTCGTCGTAGAGGAGTACCTCGGCCAAGGCAGGCGTAGAACCATCCTCAGGATGCGCCTCGAAGAAGCCGTAAGGAAGCTGCTAAACAATGAAAAGAAGGACAGCGCCGAAACCGCAGGGTGGTGCGGGGGGTGGGATTTGAACCCACGCAGGCCTACGCCAACGGGTCTTAAGCCCGCCCCCTCTAAGCCATTCTCATCGATGGTAATTGAAAAGAGAGATTCGGGTGATGGAGAATCGGAGCCTAGTTTTAAGCAGGATGGAGGGTTGATTGTTTCTGAAACTCTGGCTTCCAGGTTTCTCGAGTGGCTGGACCTGCCAGAGGACTCGAGGCAGCTGAGGGACTACAGGAACAACCTGAGGCTGCTTATAGGAAAGCCACTGGACTGTGCTACTCTCCATGAGTTCGCTAGCCAGAGCAAGAGGAAGTATGAGACCGCCTCGAGGCTGCTGAGCTTCGTGGCCAGCAAGAGGGGCTTGGGGCTTAGGCAGCTTGCAGCGGAGCTTAGGGAGTGCCTGGGCAAGAAGCCTAGGAGCGGCAGCGACACCTACGTGCCCCCAGACTCGAGTATCCTCGAGGCTGCTAGAAGGCTCGAGGGGACTAGAGTCTACCACGTGTTCCTCCTGCTGGTGGGCTCGGGTGCCAGGCTCTCCACGGTACACTGGCTGCTGCGCCAGGGCCTCGACTCCTCGAGGCTAGTCTGCCTTGAGGATAGGGGGTTCTGCAGGTACCACGTCGACTACGTTAAGGGCGAGAAGCTCCAGTGGGCCCTCTACAGTCCTAGGGAGTTCTGGGAGAGAGTACTCGAGGAGCCCAGGCTAACCCTGTCCTACAACAGGGTCCAGGAGCAGATAGCGGGGGCTGGCGTCAAAGCCAAGCACATTCGAAACTGGGTCTACAACAAGATGCTATCCCTAGGGATGCCCGAGGGCGTAGTCGAATTCATAGTAGGCCATAAGGCGTCGAGCATTGGAAGAAGACACTACATGAACATGATAGTCCAGGCTGACATGTGGTACACAACATACTTGCCCGTAATCCCGAAAAGCCTTAAACTAAGCTGCACCACATGCTATGAGGGTTAACACCCTTTTAGGACTACCGCGCCTAAAAGAGAGGGGTCGGAAAACTACAAAAGCAGAACGAGAAGGGGTGAGGGGCTGTGATGAGCGGCTTGGAATCGTAGCCGCTTAGGCTATGACGGAGCGGTGACCTGGACCCGCTACGTCTTTTTTGTCCCTGGACTGAGCCCCCACCCCCCAATTAGTCCTGTAGGCCCATTTGGGCCTATAGGCCTTTTGGCCATGTTTGGCCACTGGTCTGTTTATCTGTTTGGGCATTAGCTTTAAATCGGGGGCACCTCTCTAATGCGTAGAATGGGG